CGAACTATGGCGCAATTTATGACAAACTACCTCTCCATGCGTATGTATCACGCACAGAGAATCTTGACCCTAAAAAGTTTTTATCTCTAGACACATTACAAATCTGGGATTGTTTTGGTTATGATTTTACAGTCATACAAAAAGCATTTTTACGCAATTTAACTTGCAAGTTTTATGCCAAAGATAAAAACTTTTATGAGGGTGAATATCTGTTTACCGTAGACCATTCTGCACCAGATTTGAATATTATTGATACAAGTTATGCAGAATGGCCTGAAGATCATAAGAGTTTCAATTTTGTGCAACTAGATAATGGGCAGTTTGCAGCACAACCAAACAATCGTTGTTTATTTTTAGATGCAGCAAGCAATCCAAAAGAATTGAAGTTTCCAGATTTCAAAGTATGCACTAAGAAGTACATAATAGAACAAAAACCAAAATGGGCATTAGGTGATACTAATACCGTAATGTACGAATAATAAACGGGAGAAGAATAATGATTAAGAAGCAACAATCAGATTTAACAGAAGATAGAACATCATTTAAACCATTCAACTATCCATGGGCATATGATGCTTGGCTGAAACATGAGCAGTCGCACTGGCTCCACACCGAAGTTCCAATGTTAGAGGACGTAAAAGATTGGAAGAAAAAACTTACCGATTCTGAAAAGAAATTTCTAACACATATTTTCAGATTCTTTACCCAAGGCGATATTGATGTTGCTGGTGGTTATGTGAAGAACTATCTACCATATTTTGCACAACCTGAAGTAAGAATGATGCTTCTTGGTTTTGCAGCAAGAGAAGCACTACACATTGCAGCATACTCACATCTTATTGAGACACTAGGATTACCGGAGACAACCTACAATGAATTCTTGGAATATGCAGAGATGCGTGAGAAGCACGATTATATTCTTAATCTTAGCTCACAGAATGGCGATAGGACTTCTACTGCTACTCACATTGCAGTATTCTCTGCTTTCACCGAAGGGATGCAATTATTCAGTTCCTTTATCATGCTACTTAACTTCCCACGCACCGGTAAGATGAAGGGTATGGGTCAGATTGTAACATGGTCTATTGTTGATGAAACCCAACATTGTGAGTCAATGATTAAGCTGTTTAGAACTTATGTTGAGGAAAACAAAGAAATTTGGAACGACGATTTGAAAAGCAGAATTTATACTATTGCTGAAAGAATGGTTGAACTTGAAGATAAATTCATTGACTTAGCATTTAGTGTAAATGAAATGGAAGGACTGACTGCCGAAGAAGTGAAAAAATATATCCGTTACATTGCAGATAGAAGATTGATTAGTCTAGGACTAAAAGGAATCTTTAAAGTAAAAAGAAATCCTCTACCTTGGGTAGAAGAAATGATTAATGCACCAACACACACTAACTTCTTTGAGAATAGAGCAACCGACTACGCAAAGGGAGCACTTTCTGGAGATTGGGCTGATGTATGGGCACACTAAGGAAACAAAATGAACGACAAAATAATAACAGCAGAGTGTCACAACTGCGAATCATCTTATCAAATTAACTATACAGAAGAATTTGTGTCCCAAGAATATCCAGAACATTGTCCATTCTGTGGAGAACCCATCGAAGAAATTCAAGAAGAATATATAGAAGATGAGGACTCTGAAGATGACGAGGAATGGAATTAAATTGGACATATAATAACACTGATTTTACAGAAGACTTGATTGGTGATAACTACGGATTCGTTTATGAGATTACTAATCTCACGAATAAAAGAAAATACATAGGCAAGAAATTTTTTTACTTTGCCAAAACCAAACAGGTCAAAGGTAAGAAGAAAAAAGTGAAAGTAGCAAGTGATTGGAAAACTTATTATGGTTCCAACGCCGAACTTGTGAATGATGTTACATTACACGGAGAAGAAAACTTCAAACGTGAGATACTGCACCTTTGCAAAACTAAAGGCGAGTGTGGTTATCTAGAAGCAAAAGAGCAATTTGTTCGTGGTGTAATGGAAAGTGAAGATTACTATAATACATGGATTATGGTAAGAGTTAGGAAATCACATATTAAGGACTATAATGCTAGACTTTCTCAAAGAAATAAAGAATGAAAAATTTGATGCTTTTTTCTTCATTCCTGGACCAGAAGAAGATGTAGTAAAGGTAGAGGGAGCAAGGTATAAGGATCCTGGTAAAACTATCGATGGAAGTAAGATGGGAGATATGTATCACATTATGTTATTTAAACAAGATGATGAGGGCAATCCTGTAGATCCTGACCTATTTGAAGCAATTTTAACAGAACCTTTGGAATATGTTTCGAGAATGATAACATGCGACTTTTATGGATTAGTTGCTAAAAAAACAACAACCTCGAATGAATTTATTCAAAATACATTTGACAAATTGAAGGAAGTATCGTAAAATAGTATTTCCTGAACAAAGAGTGTTATCATGATATTAATTGACCTAAACCAAGTCCTGCTCTCTGGCATTATGGCACAGATTGCATCACAAAAAAATGTAAAACTGGAAGAAGGACTTGTTCGCCATATGGTGCTCAACGTCATTCGAACTCACACCAATAAATTTCGTGAATATGGTGAAATTGTGCTGTGTTGCGATAATCGTAACTATTGGCGTAAATCCATATTTCCTTTCTATAAAGCTGGAAGAAAAAAAGCTAGAGAAAAATCTGATCTAGATTGGCATCTAATCTTTGATATTCTTTCTAAACTAAAAGTAGAACTCAAAGAAAATTTTCCATACAAAGTGATTGATGTTGAAGGTGCTGAAGCCGATGATATTATTGGCACATTAGTACCTCGTCATATTATGCATGAAAACATTCTGATTATTTCTAGTGATGGAGATTTTCTACAACTTCAAGCATACAATAGCAGAAGTGAATTTAATGTGAAGCAATACAACCCCGCTTTGAAGAAGTTTGTTATTTCGGAAAATCCAATAAAAGACCTGAAAGAAAAAATCATCAAAGGCGACAAAGGTGATGGTATACCAAATATCTTGTCTTCCTCAGATTGTTTTGTTCTGGATAAACGACAGACTCCTATTACAAAAGGAAAACTAGATAAATTTCTGTCTGAGCATTACAGTAACTATGAATCTATAGCAAATACTGGATTTACCCGTAATCAACTCCTGATTGACCTGTCTTTAATACCAGGTGATATAAAGGAAAAAATCATAAATACTTATGAAGAAACAAAACCTGCTCCTAGAAGTAAGTTGTTGAATTACTTTATTGAGAACCGACTGAAGAACCTGATGGATGTTATTGAGGAATTCTAATGAGAAACATTTACGAAGTATTTGATGAATTTGAAGAAGCAAAAACAAAGGCAGATAGAAAACTTGTAATACAAAATAATCTTTCTCCTACACTTGTTAAAGTTTTGGAATATACCTTTCATCCAAATTATAGATGGACAATAAAGGAAATTCCAGATAATTATAAAATTCCCGATACGTTACCTGGTGTTTCTTTTGGACATCTAGGAACAGAATTAAGAAGAATTTATTTGTTTCAAGAAGGACATCCTACTGCTACTAGTTTGAATGAGCAAAGGAAAAATGAACTGCTAATTCAACTTCTAGAATCTTTAGAACCAAGAGAAGCAGAAGTTATTATAGGAATCTTTAAAAAAGATTTAGGCGTCAAAGGATTGACATATAATTTTGTCAAGGAGTGTTTTCCCAACATGTTACCATGAAAACAAGAAAAGAAAAATTAATTGTAACGATTGGTGCTTTTGATCCTGTAGAATTGTCAGATATTGAGTTTCTCAAAAAAGCTAGAAAAAAAGGTGATTGGTTAATCGTCGGTGTCCATTCCGACATATACCTAACAAAATATGAAAAAGGTTTTCTTCAAAACTATAACACAAGATCGGAAATCGTCAGAAATATTAAACAAGTTGATGAAGTGTTTATGTATAATGATACTGACGGTACCGCATGTCAACTTCTCAAAATAGTACAAATGTGCTATCCTAACTCCGATATATTTTTTGTCTCCAGAAATGGAGATAAAGAAACCTCGCCTGAAGGTAAAATGAAAGGCATCAAGTTCCTACTAATGAAATAATGGAGTCTAAAAAACCAAATGAGTAAATTTGCTGGTAAATTCCGTAAAAATGATGATTACGGTGATGATTTTGAATTTGTAAAATCTTCAAAAAAGAAAAGAAAATTCAAAGAACATGGCGAAGTTAAGAAAAAGTTAAAACAATGGGAATATGAGAATCGCCATGGTGAAGATGAAGAATTCAGACGTTACAAATATTGAAACAAAATAGTAGTTGACAATTCATTGCTTCATTGCTATAATGTAGTCTCAGTCACTAGAGATTTACATTATGATAATTTACGGACACATACGCAAATCGAAGCCGAAAAAGTTGACAAAGGTGCAACAAGCAGAATATGATGCATGGTGCCGTAAAGTCGGTATCGGTGTTGTTTCTAAAAAGATAACCCCGTCAACTTTCAAGTCAACTGGTAAATTTCCTAAACTTGATATTCCCGCTGATCGTGATCCTAAACGATTTAAGTCGATTGACACTGGTGTGCAGGTAGCTAACTGGAATAAGAAAGAAAAAGTCACCTATACTGGTGATAAGATGATTGGTATCGGCACTTTACACAAATCTAATGCTGTTCCTGTTTTTAATAATATGGAAGCGGAAGAAATGGCTAAAATGAGGCGATAAAATGAAGATTATTATGAAAATACCAAAACCTGTGTGCAGAACACCTATTCCTGCCCCACAAAAACACAAAATTGATGTAAGATACAACCGTAAGGTCAAACATAAGGAGAAAATTGATGTACGAACCTTTGGATAATTGTATTTTATATAATGAAGATTGCTTAAAGACCCTGGATCGGGATCTCCAGTATCACTATGTCATTACATCACCTCCAGATTTTGATGAAATTGGTGAAAATCCGGACGAAACCATGAGAAAATGGGAATTTTTGATGTATGACACCTTCTCTAAGCTCAAACCAATCAACAATGTCGTTACAATTGTCCTCCGAGACCGAAAATCTGGTGGAAAAGTCGTAAAAAAACACACTTTTATCACTGATACGATGGAAGAATTGGGTTGGATTCACAAAAGTCAAAAAATATGGGTCAGATCAAAAGCAGCTAATCTATATCGTTTTAACTACTCCTTCGTTTTAACCTTCAAGCGCCCCGGAAAACAGTTTTCTCGGGAGGAATTTAGCGACCTTGCTGTTCCTGATGTATTAGAACACCCCGTAAAACCATACAATGGTTATGTTGACAACTATCCTACCGAGTTACTGAATCACTTTATCGATGTATACACAAATCCTGGTGAATTAATCTTTGATCCATTTATGGGATCAGGTAGCACGGCAGAAGCTTGTGTTTATGCTAACAGGAAATGGTCTGGATCAGAGATTGTTCCTGAAACATTTGAACTTGCAAGAAATCGTTTATCTACAATTTATGATGAAAGGAAGACCGAGTATGTCGGACTTAAATTTGAGTGAAATGAATCATTTTACCGATGAAGAAATTGTCTTACTTGAGGAAATGAGTGAAATGTTGGATGATATGACCTCAGATGAAGTGGAAGATTTCATTAGAATGGTTGAAGTCATGGGTGAAGCAAAAAAGAAAATTAATTTTT